CCCGCCATGTCAGTGACTAATAGTCCTGCTGTGAGTGTGCATAAGTCACCTTCAAAGTAAGCTGAAGGTGCAGTAGCTGCAATTCTGTAACCGTTTCCGTCACTGAAGTTATTAGCACGAACTGTGCCCCCGTCAGCATTTCTAACTGGGTCTAATCCGTATCCTGCCATAATAATCTCCTTATTGCAAGTTGTTAATTTATACCAAAAAACTCTTAGAACCAGTTAATTAAAACTTATTCCTCGAACTTTGGTGATGGTTTTCCTCCTCCTCTAATTACAGAAGAAGTAGACTCATCTTGGGTTGGCATTGCCGAAGAGCCAGCATTTTGATATTCTTTCGAATATGCTTGACCCATTCTCTCGGTTTGTTTATCGTAGTACGCTTGCTTCTCAGCTACAAATTCCTCAGTATTTTTCATGAGGATTAAGTCGCCTGCTCGCACCGTACCTGCGTGCTTACCAGAAGTCATTACGTCAGCATGATAGTCTATTCCGAGTTCATCGGGTTTGACTGGTTCATAGCCTTCGCGCAGTCTTTCGTGAACATT